CTAGAAAGGTTCGTTTTCAGTAACCACCGCGTTGCCCTTGCGGCGCTTGGCGCTGGAGCGAGCCGCCATGGTATTGCGGAGCTGGATCAGTTGGGGGACAGTCAATGATTCAATCTCCGGGACGCCGAATTTGTTGGCGCTGATGGTGGCCACGTAATTGTGGTGAAAGCTGAAGCTCCGGATTGCGTGGAGGAGGCGCGTTTTTTCCATGTTCGCGATCGCTACCTGGTCGCGGAGATTGTCGGGCTGGCTGATGGCCAGGAGATGGCTTTTGACTTTGTCGATGTCGGTTGTGTGGTTCAGATCGTTCGCTGATTTCAGCGAGCGTTGGACGGCATCGGATAGTACCTCGAGGCGGCGCTCGCGATCGGCAGGGTTCCAGCCGGCAGCGGCGCAGGCATCGGGCCACCATGTGCTCATCAATTGGATGCGCTGGGACTTGGTCACGGGGTGCCAGATGGAAGATGGGAGACGGGAGATGGGAATTCTCTGACTCGTAAGTCCACGGGCCATTCTTCCGGGTCGCCACCTTTGGGGTGCGAAAGTTTTATCCGATCTGTGTCTTCCCCCGTATCTGTGAATGTGTTCACGACATGAGCGCCCAGTTGCTTCACGAAGTGGGGGACGCCAGCCGATCTGCACTGACCTATAATTGCGCGGATCCACTCGACGTTGCATGGCCTTGCTCCGGCACCGCTCTCACCGCCGATAATGGCCCAGTGAATCATCTGGTAGCCAAGCTCGCATAAATGGTCCCATGAGCTGTCGCCGCATTGCGGATCAGGACATCTATCGCCCCATATCCAGCGATTTAAATCCACCGGTCCAAGCAGAGGCTCACAACTCAGGAACCGCACTTTCGCTGGAATCTCAAGCAGCCCTGGGATGCGCTCATCAGCGCGTTGCTGGTCTTCGACTGATGTTCCGACCCACACGTTGGCCGGAGGCTTTCCTTCGTCCCATGATTGGAGCCACCAGGCGGCATCGCTCGGAAGCTTGTCTATCGCCGCATTTGCGCGGCAGTTCCAATTTTCAGGCCTCTTGGTGAGGAGCAACCAAAGCAAATGCGGTGTCTCATGGATCAGCTTCAGGAAGTCGGCGAGCCATTCGACCGGCACTTCGTCGTCCAACCAGTCGCATAATGATGGGAATACCCGAGGACGGCCTCCGCAAGCCTGAGCTGCGCTATTCCATGTGATGGCCTGCCGCCAATAGGCAGCGCTGGTACGCTGCCTTGGGTCTCCATGCTTAAGGTCGCGGACTCGAAATGGGGTGGTGGTCGTGATGTAACAATTCGCGCAGCCGGGAGATACTTTTCGGCAGCCAAGCCATGGGTTCCAGGTTGCGTTGCACCATTGGATGAAGGTTTTTCTGCTCATAGTGTTATTCGTTATCGATGGATTCGACCCAGGCGACCGCGACGGCCGCCAACTGGATGAGTTCAAGGCGAAGATGCTTTCGTTTTTCCGATGAACCACGCGCGGCGAGCGTATCGCAGTTGTAGCATTCATACGCGGCGCGGCAGACCTCTCCATATTCCTCTCCCAGGACAAACGACTTTCCACCATCAGGAATGTTTGGATCGCTGCAGGTCCAGGGGATTTTGCCATCTCTAACTAGCGACTCCTGGCGGATTCTTTCGGAGGCCACGTCGTAAAGCACAACGCCGGTATTTGCAGGCACAACTCGATATGGCGGCATGGAGTTTTTTTGTGGCGTGATGTTCATGCCGCCTTTAATGGAGGGAGCTGAGATTGGGCGCGGGCGATGATGATGCCGCGCGCATAATCGATGAAGAGGGCCTCGGCGGCCTCGAGGCCGAGGCGGAATTTCTTGTTGGTTTCCAGTTCCTCCCGGATGACCTTGCCGAGCTGGGACATTTGGGTGGGACGTCGATTTAACAGGATTCCAAGCTGCGTGCCGTTCAGCGTGCTGTATTTGCGCACGAGGTAGAAAAGCTTCCAGCGCGCGAATACGAGGTCCTCATGCCGATGATGGCTATCAATCATCTCGGCACTCCAGCCGGTGAGCCGTTGCACAGCCTGGAATGCGCGGGCCAGGACCTCGAAGTTTTGGAGCGGCGTTAGATTTGGCTCAGGCAATTGATGCCGGTACTTGCGCTGCATGGTGAAGCGATGGCGGGGGTGCAGTTTAGCTCTGGGTTTCAAGCTGCCTCCTTCGGCTCCGCGCAGAGGCCGGTTAGTATTACGGCGTGTTTCAGGACATCAAACCCGGCATCTCTGCACGGTTTGCAGGCATAATGCTTTTTGCCATTATTAACACTGCATCCAAGGACACCTTCCTCTCGCCACCTGGCGGTGCTGAACAGCGTCCAGCATTTGCAACACATGACTTTTCCCCTCATGCGGCCTCCTGCTTTTTGGTGATGCGAGGCTCAAAGGCGGAGAGATCCGGATCCACGAAAAAGGATTCATCCTGGCAGACTGTGAGGCCGCAGTGGCTAAGATTCGGCTCCAATTCCGTGTGCTGGGCAATGATGGATTCTTTATCCAACTCGGGCTTCATCCGGATGAAGTTGGGAAGGAGGTCTATCGCTGCAGCCAGAGCGGTTTCCCATTTGACCCTACGCATGAGAGCAAGTTTGAGCTGGCCGGTTCTGAAGCCGATCGTCCCACTGATCAGCGCTATGGATTTCCGACCTTTTGGAAATGCCTGCGGATTGGCAATGGCCCAAGCTTCGAGCTGATCTGTTTTTTCTTTGATTGCTTCCGAGTATGCAGCGAGTTGAGGAGCGTAGCGTTCCTTGATGGCCAGGAATTCCGCATCGACGCGATCAATTAGCTGCCGGTGGCTGTTGGTGGCCTGGGCGAGCTCGGTCATGACCATCTCGGCGTCGTCGCGCGAGATGATGGCCAGGGGCGCAAGCGTTCTTTTGATCCTTGAGGACGTTTTCTTTTTCATAGGGAGTTTGCGTTTACAGGAGTTGGCTGAAATTTCATTAGGGCCATGCCGCGATAGAGGGCGCTGTTGCGCCTTGAGTTTGCGGAGCGTTGCATGTCCCAGCCACAGCGTGGGCACCAGTGGTGATGGCCCTGGCCTTCACAATTATCGCAGCGGATGGTATCGCCCTGGTCGTACCAGAGTGGATCCAGTTCGTATGCGTCGTGACGGCCATCGCCACCGCAGTCTGAACAGGTGGCGGAGAATGCTTCATGGCCGCAGTTGGGACAATTGTCGTCAGAGAAATCGACATGCTCTGATCCCGGATAGATTTGGGGGGAATCGGCTGTGACGTATGGTGGCATGTCCAAAGTAAAAAATTAAAAGTGAAAAGTGGTTAATGGAGGGCCCGGAATGTTGCGCGCCAGCCGATGGTGATGAAGCACCAACAGAACTGGGCGATGCTTCCGAGTGTGATAAAGCCAGCGATCATTACGAGGATCGCTCCGGCGAGGAACAGGAGGTCTGAGATTAGGTCTACGAGTCGTTTTGCCATAGTTTGTTTTGAGTTAGCAGAGTTCGGGTCCGGAAAGGTTTGTTATGGATTGCTCGCCCTCACCCCGACCCTCTCCCCCTGGAGAGGGAGGCGAGACATCCCTGGCCAATGGAGTGAACACTGCGTCCAAAATGGCTTCGCGCCTTTTAAGCCGGTCCTGGGTTTGTTCGATGATGCCCTGGGCGAGGAATGCCTTGGTGCTCGGGCTGGCGAAGTTCCAGGCGTGATGCCAGGTGCGATCGAGGGCCCACCAGCATTTGAGGCAGACCGGCCTCTCTGGCATTGTTGGCTCGCCGCATGGGCAAACGAGATTTGATGGGCATGGGGAGTTCATATGTGAAGCCTGATTGCCGCCTCTACAAGTAGTTCCAGGTTTCCACTTTTCTTGTGCTCCAGAAGCCTGTCGATTAGATCAACGAGTTCCCTTAGACGTGCTATCTCTTGGTCATGCTTGTCATCGCAGAGAAAGTTCCTAAGATCCTTGAGGGTCGATTTCACCTCGTTCATTTCCCTGATGCATGTCATCCTTGTTTGAATAAATGACTTGAGTGCATCATTTGTGACGGATGAAAACTCCTCGTAAGACTTTCGAAAGCCGTCGTTTATCTCATCCATCGCGATCTTGGAGTGGAAGGCTATGTCAACGAGTTGCTTTGTGCGCTCTATTGTACTGATGGCTAATGCGCTTGTTCCCCTGCACTTCATTTCGTCCGCGTAATCTAAAGACGTGCCGCCTTTTGGAATTTCGGCATCAAGGTTGGAGACGTTTTTTTCGAATGATTTTCCTGATCGATTGATCTCACTATTGCTTTCCATAGGTCTTAATCTTTTGTTTTGAGGGGTTTGAATTTGAGGTATTGGAGGAAATGGTTCGACCGGTGGATGGGCCCACCATGGCGCTTTGGCCGTTACCATCGCGGCGGTTCGATCGATTGGCGTTCTTAGGATTGTTGAGCCAACTACGGTTTGCTTTTTCTCAGCGGGGCTGAAGAATTCAATGCTCGGCACTTCCAGCTTGGAATCCGGCTTTAGCGGCGACACCGGTAGCGCTTTGTCGAGGGCTGCTTTGAGGGCTAGAAATTTCACTCCTTTAGGGAAAGCATCGCCTTCATGCTTTCGACAGCCTCTCCAAGGTCCGGATTTGTGGGATAGCTAAGGCCCAGTTTTTTGGACAGGTATTCAGCCTCGCTGATGAGCCCAGTGACTTTCTCCAATCGGCAAATCGCGGCCCTAATGACGGTCTCCTCATCGCGATCAAACTCGACCACCAAATGGAGCCATTCTGGATCGAACGAAGCGTTTATCGCGGCAACCTGGTCTTCTGCATCTCTGCAAATCGTTCCGGGTCTCTGGTGGGGCGTTGGCACCCCTAGCCATGGATTGGGTTTGGTTTTCATAGGAGCAAACGGAACTCCATCCGCTTATTGGTTTTGTTCATGGCGTTTACGATCATGATGGACTCGGCGTCGCGGGACTTTTCCTTGCCGCCAGAGATGTACGTCGGGAGGGTGCAGAATGTGGTCCAGTGATCGTCGTTCCTGCAGAGCGGGATGCTGGGATTTTTCACGCGCCACTGAATGGTGATGGGCTGCGGCCTGACGGTCTTCGAAGAGCGGGCGACCATAGATCAGAGTCTCCTTACGTCGTCTCCTATGCGACCAGGCTAGAGCCGCTCTGCGCCTTGTACTGGTTGAGGACAAATAGGAAGTCGGCCCAGCTCGGGCGTTCCTTCGGGCCGCGCGCGGTGGCGTTGGCTTTGGCGTACCGCAAGAGCATGGTGAACCGGGTCATGCCGGCATGCGTGACGATGCTTCGGACGCGCTCCATTTCGGCCTTGTTGGGGATGACCAGGCCGTAACCGGTTTTGGCGATATCCCGGAGATCATCATCCTTGGGGACGCGCTGGAGCTCAAGCTCCCAGGAACTGCGGTACCACAACTCATCGCAGGCCTTCTTGAATTTGCCGGTCTGCATTTCGTCGCGGGCGATGTCGGTAATAACGATGACCATGCCGCATTTGCGCGTGTTCCAAAGTTCGCGGACCAGTCGGATGGTGGGGAGCCGGACGGTGCCCGTGGCGGGATTGAAGCATTGGGAAAACTCATCCCAGATGACGAGGTCATTCGGGCTGATGGAGTTGAAGGCGCGAATTTTCTGGTCTGCCCATGAGCATTGAGAAGCGAATCCGCAACCGACCGCGAAAGCGTCCAGAGTGGCGCGAGTGCCGCCGTTGCCAGGGACTTCACAATAACGGATTTTACCGGTGCCTGGGGCGGCGCCCAGCGGAGCGGCCGCCCTACCATTGTTGGCGATGAAATGGTGGAGGGCGGTTGTTTTGCCACTCTGGGTTGGGCCGAACAGAAATACGATCCTGCGAGATTTCCAGGCGAGCATACAGAGGTCCGCAACTTCCTGGACAATGCTGGTCTGGACAATGGGGTCGGAGATCAGCGGAGCGATGTCAGTGCTGGTATCCTGGGGAGACGGTACTTCGGGCTCGGCCTCTGCTATCTTCAAGACCTGGTTGATGCGTGAGACCAGCGGACCAAGGCAGGTGGCTGGGTAGGTACCGGAAAACAATTTAGAGATGGCGCTGCGATCGCGTTTGACCAGGTCGGCCAATTTGGCGTGCGAGAGGTTTTTCTTTTGGGCCAGTTCCCAAAGGCGAGTGATGGAGTCCTGGGCATCTTCGGGGTACCCAGCGATTGATTTAGTGAGGAGTGCCGAGCCGGCACTGGCCATACTGTCTATGCCGTTCTTGACTGTCGGTGCGACGGGTTCTGCGGAGGGGTCGAGTGTCATGATCATTGTTTTGAGGGGTTAGTTTTGTTGTTAGGGACCGTGCCGGTCTGGCCTATTCATAGACCGGCCAAAATGTTTCCGAGGCCGCGGGGGGCTCTTGCCTGGCGTTCGCGTTCCTGTTCTTCAGCCTGGACGATTTCTTCTGCGGTCGCGGTGATGGCGCGTTTGGTGGAATCAATTTCGGTGGAGTAGTCCGAGCCGGACTGGCCATTATCAAAAGCGCCGGAATTAACCAAAGCATCGCTGAGGACCTGGGTGTTGGTGTCGATATCGGCGATGCGGTTCTCGATGACCTCAGGGATGCGATCGCTGACTTTTTTCTGGAGGGCCTCGAGCTCGGTGCGTTTGCGCTTGAAGTCGAGCTTCAATGCTTCCTTGTCGGTGCGCCGGATGCCCGATGTGCGCGGGATGGAGCCGACATAACCGCCCTCGCCATCGGTCAGATGAATCCAGGAGAGGTCGGCGGGATCGAAGTAAGCAAGATACTGCGCTTTGTTTTTAATGGGCGCTTTGCAATTCGCCACGTTGGCGATACGGTAAACAAAAGATTCTTTGTCGTACTGGAACACGATCTCGCCGCCGATCGGGGAGACAAGTTTGTGCTCTTCGTAGAGGCGCGCGATCGTTCCGCTGTGTGGCTTCACAAAGACCGTGCCGGTCTGGCCTATATCAGCGCACAATCTGAACCAGCGCTCGACTGGAGACTCCTTGCGGCAATGCCATTGGACTTTCTCGACGCTAAAGCCGGAGCCTGGGAATTCGGCATCGGGCCTCCAGGGCAAATTGTTTGCTTCCCGCCATTCACCGAATTCCGAAAAGCCTTCCATGCGGTGGTCGGTTCGATTGACGATGTTGGCGAAGATATCGGTGAGGACCACGCGGGCCTGGGCAGCGGTGAGGAATGGCATCTTTAGCGCGGCGCGTTCGTGCGGGGTGAGATGACGCGCGGTTTTGACCAAGGCCTCGGCCTCGCGCGTGCGACCGGCGAGCTCAGCCGGGCCGGCGTCGTAGCGGCGTCCAATCTGGCCGGGCAGGAACGCAGCCTCGTTGTGGAGCAGATTGAACGTGGACTCGAGCGCGGCTTTGCCACCGGGATTGCCACCGGCTTTATCTTTGTATCCGCACCACAAGGCGGTACCGCAAATCATCTCAGTGCGGTGCACCTGGACCGCGGTGCCGAGTGAGCGGCCGAGATCGTTCAGCGCGGCGGCAAAAGAATCGCGAATGGCAGCGGTGGCATTTTCGACCACCAACGTCATTGGATAATTTCGCGGCAGGCCGTACTGAAAGAGAATGCCCGCGACCAGAGTTTTCATGTCGCGCAGCTTGAGCTTGTCCTTCATGCCATCCTCTCGCTCGATAGCCGGGCGCAGGCCATAACGGAGGATCATGCCAGTGGCCAGGTCGAGCGCGACCAGGAGATTCAACTGGACCGGCCCAGGGCAGCCGGGCACCAGGATCCGGAAATCGGTCCGGACGTCGTCGAACATGATGAACTCGAGCGGACGCAGCCCCGCACGGGTCATCATGATCTCTGGCAGGTGGCGTCGCGCGGCGGCGATGCCTTCGCGCGACAGGGCCAATTCGGCCGCTTCCGGGATGTATCGGCGCAGATTCGATTTGCTCCAGCCGCGAGGTTTGTCTGGCGGACAAACACGGGGCAAAGGTTCGAAAGGATGTTGCGCCTGAAAATGTTCCTGCCAGGTGCCGTAGCCGGGAATGGATTCGCCCGCCTGCCAGAGCCGATAGAGGGCGCGGATGGCGGGCTCCGATTTGCGCTGGTTGCGGCCCATAAGGCCTTTGAGGAAATCAACAAAATCAGGCGGCAAAGCTTCCTGGTCGGACTGGCCGGCATTGGGGCGGTTGATTTTTTTGCAGCGTGTCCAATCGACGATGTCGCGCCAGTTGCCTGATTTGATGTAGGCGTAATATTTACGGCGGAGCGCGTGCCATGTGAGCGGCCGATGCAGGGCCAATGAGGCAGCGACCTGTTTGCAGGCCGGGTTGACCTTGCCGGCATTGTGGATGACCTCGAGGGCGAGCATGGTGCGGTCCACGTCGTCGCGGACCGCTCTAGGGAGTGGCAAGAAATCGGCGGAGTCTTCGTCAGGGACTCCGAAGAGGAGCTGGATGGTAGATGGCAGATGGTGGCGATCGGGGCGCCTGCGCGTGGCCAAATGTTGCTCGCCCTCGCCCTGACGCTCTCCCCCTGGAGAGGGGATGGAAACGTGCGAATCATCGATATTGGAAATGCTCATGGTGGTTCCTTATTGCTTAGCGGTTGAGGATTTGAGCAGGGTGCGAATGGTGGTGGTGGTGTCGACGAAGCTGTCGAGCGCCTGGTTCAAGGTCGCTGGCGACAGATGACGGAGTAAATCCTTGCCGAGCTTGTGATCACTAATGAGCCGGGCCCAGAAGCGCTCAGCCTGTTTCTGTTTCTCGAGCAGTAGATCAGCCTTCGATTTCTTTGCGTTGCGCGGATGATGTTTGGCTTTGAGTGGGTCGCGCAGGATCTGAGTGTCGCGCATGAAACGGGTCATGCTCTTGCCGTCCATGACCTCGGGGACAACTTCCAGAATTGTGGAACGATCTTTCACGGTCAGCTTGCCATTGGTGAGGAGCAACGGCCGTTTCTTGAATATGGTATTGGCCGCAACGGATTCGTTGACTGCCTGGGCGAATTCCATCCAGCGCGACAATGTTCGATAAGCGACGCTGAAACGGGAATCCGCCCAGCGCATAATGCCGGCGTTGCGCTGGCCTTCCTTGCCGGTACCGGAATTGCCGTTGGGCAAGGTGTCGCGCGCGAGGAGGAGCTCGCGGCCCGCGAGGTAGGCATAACCAAATTGCTGCGCGGCGCCCACGCGCTGTCCACGGATGAAGGTCTTAATATTTTTTTCATGGGCCTGCAGGAGTTCCTCTGTTGACTTTGGGATTAGGTCCTTTTGGGTTTCCTTGATCATTGCTGGGTTCTTGGGTGGAAGCGTTGACCGTCGTAGTGGTCACCTCCAATTCGAGTACAGGCTGACGGGGGTTCGGCCCGTTGTGCCCGCTCTGCAATTGAAGGCCTCGAATTTCGGAAATCTTTTGGATGGCGCGATTGAGCTGATGCGTGGCGAGGTCGCAATTGCCATCCTGCAGGTGGTCCCACGCGAGCTGAAGGTCCTGCTCGACCATGTCGCGAATCAATGAGATTGGGACCTTGTTCTTCATCAGCAAATCAGTTGGCGCTCAATGGAGCCGGCACACAGGTGCGTTTCTCGCGGAGCTTCTGTCGCCACCAGGTGTGCTCCGGGGAATTTTGGAACGGGTATTCCTCGCCATGAGTCTGGAGCCAGCGTTCGAGCCACCAGGCCTCGACGGTGGAGCGCAGGATTCTCATGTGGACGCGTTTCACGGTGTCGGAATCGTTAATGGGGATGCCGCGAAATTCATCGGACTCGAGCAGGTCCAGCGCGTGGCGATTGGTGACGCCAAGAACCTTGGCGACTTCATCCAGGCGCACATGCGGCCGTGAATGGCCGAAGGGCAGCGGGCTGAAAGAGAGTTGGGCGGTCATCATCCCTCAGTCAGTTATTCGAGAAATCGGAAGCGCTCCGGGTTACCAGCCGCGAGAGGGATCGTTGCCTCCGGAGCGATGTAGAGTGGCGAGCCGCCACGGGCTTATGCCTGCGGCCTTGGCGCTGCGCGGCCTTATGAGTGAACCAGGCCAGGACTATGATGTGGCCCCAAATGGCGCAGAGGATGAGAATGATATCGGCGAGCATAATCAGTTTCGTGATTTCAACGCGTGGTACTTGGCCAGCAGGGAGGGCGAGCGGCGGCGGCCGCTGAGAACGAGGTAAAGGTGGATGCGATGCACGCCGAGCCTGCGGGCGTCCGATACAATGCCGACGTACTTTACCCGAGAGGGTTTAGACTGGCTTTTTCGGCATGTTACGCGTAACATCGTTAAAGTTTTAATGCGGGTTTAGTAAAGTGTCAACCCATAAATTAAACTTTTGATTAAAAATAATTTGAAGCAGTTGCGAGAAGCGGCCGGGCTCCGGAATGTTGATGTGGCTGATGGCATCGGCGTGACGCCTGGCATGGTCAGCAACTATGAATCCGGCAAGAGCGAAGTGCCTCCCGAGCGATGGATAAAACTGCTTAAAGTCCTTAAAGTTAAACGCGAGGACGTTAAATTCTTTAATGCTCCCGACGAGGGAAGAGAGGAGCCAGAAGGTGAAAATCGTACCGGCAGCATCCGGCTCGAGCTTCTCGATGATGATCTCCTGCGATCTATTAAGCGCCACGTTTCCTCGATCATCGACGCGGAGGATGGCGGCCGTATCTACAGAATGGCCGTCTCAGCCGCTGGCGAGATAGGAGCGGAACTTGCGCGCCGCTCACAGGTGCACAAGGATCAGCTCGACCTTCCCATGCCTGATGCGACCATCGTTCACCAGAAAGGCAAGACGCCGGATCCTAGTTCCATTTTGACCGAAGCGGACAAATCGGTCTCAGCTGCCGATTTCGTCCAGGGGGATGCGAGCGGGCCCGGCGCGTCCGGAGGATCTGCGACACGGCCCGGAGCTGGCGAGCGGCCGTCTCATACACATGGGCGACCTGCTCCATCTTCTCAGGAGACCAAACCTCGGCGGCCTGGGCATGGAGAAAAGGGCCAAAAGTGAACTTAAACTCTAGTTGTTTTGATTCGGTATTGTTCATGCTGATTAACTTTTGAGAGCGACAGTAGCAGGAGGGGTATGTCAAATACGGTCACATCCCTTAAAGTACGGACAGATTGTGAATAAGTTTTTTATGGAGACCAGGTGCCTAGGAATTCTTTGTTCGGCGCTCGCTTGCGCCTCATCATTTGCTGCGACAAATGCGGCATTAACCGCGAGGGTTTTTTTGCGTGAAATCGGGCAATGGACCAATTCCGCTGATTTGTACGAGGCATCGATTAAATTGGAAGGTCCTCATAGCACGCCCCTCGAACAACTGAAGGGCCGGCAGTTCATGATGGAATTAGCAAATTCACATCACGTGATGGCTGCGGTTTGGCTCGGCGATTATTACCACATTGTGAGCACCATGGAGCGCGATGATCTGAAGGCAGTTCAATGGTACCGCATTGCTGCCGAAGCTGGTAACACTCATGCCCAGGAGACGCTCGGCTGGATGTTCCTTAATGGTGGAACCAACCTGAGAAAGGACTACGAGCAATCGATCCATTGGTTCAGTATGCTCTATCAGCACGGAGAGAAATCGGGAATGGTCGGGCTGGCATCGATGTATTCCAGGGGATTGGGAGTGCCGCTGAATCTTCAAGAAGCCGAGCGCCTGTATGTTCAGGCTGAAAAGTTTTTTGGTGCGGCTTCCTCTGCTCAGGATCGAATCGAGAAATACAAATGGTGGATGGTCGGAAGCAAAATCGAGAGCAATTCAATTCCGCCGATTGACAGTATCGTTATGCATATGACCCGCGCTGAGATGGAGGAAGGCGAGAAGCGGGCAAAGGCATACATGACGAAGCGCTACGGTTCCAGACTCCAGGCGGTAGGGTCAACGCCCCATTGATTTGTTCGCTATGTTCGTGTAGAACACGTGCGCTTTGATTTTGAAGTTGGACACAGATCCAACTGAAATTGGCCACGGTGGCCAATTCTTAGTGGATCCGGATCCACTTTCTAGCTTCTAAAAAGATTTCTTAAACGGTGCGCATTCAGCGCATCCAACACTTCCCCCTCGGATTTCTTCTGTGGTCTGCTGCGTGCGTTGTTAGGAGCGCGCCTGTTCGCGCGCAAGAAAGACCGAAAGGCCTGTATGCCACGACTGCCCTGAGTGCCGACAGGAGGCCGAGGAGACCCACCTCGGCCTCCATACTAAAACTAACTTGCTGACCGACTGCTGACCGAGTGAACGAACCCAATCCATTTCTTGAGCTGCTGGCGAAGCTGCACATTCCGGACCTCGCACTTTTAATGGGGTGCGTTCGGTTGCTGATGAAATGGGTCTCGGGTCCGGCACAGCAGCGGGCGACGGCATGGATGGCGGCGGCGGCGACCGGACCCGATGCGCAGGAGGAGCGGGACTGGGAAACAATCCTGGGCAAGCGGTGGTACCGCGTAACGGCGTTTGCGCTGGACCTGGTGCTGAGCATCAAGCTCCCAACATTGGCGGACTTCCTCAAACTGAAAAATCCAACAAAAGCAAACGAAGGGAACAAAGCATGAACACTGAAAATAAATCGAATCAACTCAAGCGGATATCTGGATGGTTGTTTTTTGCAGGGGCATTGCTGGCGCTGTGCCTGGTGATGTCGTTCACAAGCGGCTGCGTGAGCACAAAGACCGTCACCTCTGTGACAGATACGAACGGGTTTACGACGTTCACCACGAACGTGACGCGCACCCTGGACACCAACGAGGCGATCTCACTCATCGAGGCTGCGGTACCGCCAGCGGTGGAGATGGTCTGCCAGAAAGACAAAAATGCATCGGCATATTTTCAGCAGGCGCAGCTGGTGATTCGAGCGGCCGCAGCCAACGGCCAGTATGACGTGGCCACGATCACGAATTCGCTTTCAAAGATATCGATTCGGGAGTTGAGGTCGCAGAATGCCGTGATGGCCGAGGAGGCCGCCCTTTCGCTTTACCAGGCTTTCGCCGCCCAGGCTGTGACTCAGCAGCTCGACAAGGTGGTTTGGTTGAGACCGGTTCTGTTGGCGGTCGCGGATGCGATCAAGTCCGGCGTCGACCTTGCGGGCCCGTGACCATCACGCCAAGAGCCAAGACGCAAAGAAGAAAGGAAAAAACCATGGTAACGACGAGAGCTAAATTCAAGGTCACGAAGGTTGAGGACGGGACAATTCAACAGGTGACCATGATGGCGGTCACCGATGCGCCATTCGATCCTGATGGCGTTAGCGAAGACAATTCATTTGCGCGCTGGACTCCAAGTGGAGAGCTCCGGATCGCGATCACCAATCCGAATCTGGTCGGGGCGTTTAAGGAAGGGGACAAGTTCTATTTGGACTTCACGAAAGCCGCAAGCTGATGGACGTCATCGCGATGATCACGCAGGTGGGCCGGGCGGTTGCGGCTGTGTTCGGATATCAGACCAAGAAGCTGGCGATGAAGAATACTGACGAGGTCCGCACGGCTGCCAAAGCGCAAAATGAAATCGCGGCCAATGATGCGGTGAAAACTGCCATCGAGAAACGCGACACCGATGAAATTCGGAAAGACCTGGCAGAATGATCTACACCAAGCAAACGAAGGGAACAAAGGTCCGATCCGGACTGGCCATCATCGCTTGCCTCCTACTTGGCGCGTGCGCTGGGACGATTACGCCGAAGGTGATCCATGAGCGCGTGGCGTCGTGGGATGGGACCAACCAGGACTCCGGGTTCCTTGGATTTGCGCCGGCTCCGGATCGGCGCGGGATTTTGTCGGCTCACGCTCGCGACCGTTACAATGGGCTGATCGAAATTTACGGAACAAAGTTTGTTCCCCCTATCGTCAAGGATGATGGGATTGTCGCCACTTCGACGAACACGTTTCTGATTGATCCTCAGCACCTCCAATACTTCGTGGAGATGAATCGATGGAGGAAGAGTGGACTGTAAAAAAGCAGAAAGCAGAAAGCTGAAAGCTGATCTCTTCAGAGCGCCGTGGCCATGGCATTTGCTCGTTATCATTCTATTGGTCAAATCGGTTGTTGGCCATGTCCAAAGCTGGGGGCAGTCCTACCAATGGAAATCTTCTGGCTCAGAGAAGGCAACAGGATCGGCAGAAGCTGAACCATGGGACGATGGGACGAAATGGAAATCCGCAGCGGGCCATTTGTCCATCATGACGAACGATTTTCCGAAGCTGCCGGAAGTCGCAGCGCCTGCCAGCAAGGCCGATGACGAGATCGCTGGAATCGTGACTCTCGCTTGGGACGACAATCCTGCGACGAATATCATCGGCGTGAGGGTTTACCAAGGGCTGGACAGTTTCGTTTATGACACGTCCGTTCGCCTGGTGAAGACCACCAACGCAACGATGGTGGCTCGGCCTGGCACGAATTACTTCGTCGAATCATGGATCTATTTGGTCGGCACCGGGACAAATGCTTATGAGCGCGAAACGGTTTTTGGCAACCAGGTAGCGTTTGTTCCTCCGAGGCCAGCCACGAATGTTTTGGTGACAGTTTACGTCTCGACAAACCTGCTGATCGGTTCGAGCGGGTGGCAGAAGGATGATCGGTTCGGGACCGTCACGATCACCAATCCACCTGGGAATCTTTACTTCAAGCCCACCATCGAAAGGACAAACTTTTAATGGCGAACCGGCCATCATCTCTCTTTGGCGTCAAGCGGAGTCCCGTCGATGGATTGCATGAACTGAAGAACAAGCTGCCAGATAAGGGCGAGGTCAAAGGGCCCGAGCTCCTGACCTCTCAGCAGCGCGCAATCGTTTCCGCTCTCGCATACGGCCAGCCCATCAAGGATGTGGCCGCCACAATCGGAGTAACGAGCAGGACTGTTGAATATCACTACTACCAAATCCGAGCGACGATCGGTTTCACATGCGTTGCTGAGATGGTGCACTGGGCGATCGCCACTGGCGTTGTGAAAAATTTGTTCCACGTGGAAACCACGCTCAAGAGAACCGCAGTTGATAACTCATGAAGTACCTCCTCGCTCAAATCGATTCAGTGCCGGCCGGGATTGCGGCGTGGCTTGCTTGCCTCGCCTTCATTGTGATCCTGACCAACGGGATCATAAAGCTTTTCGACCGAGCGCTTGGCAAGGGCAACCAGGTGAGTCCACAGCCGCTCGAGATTAAGCATGCGGCTGTGTACGTCCAACGCGACCAGCATGAGGCGCAACTCATGGAGGTGAAAGGGCGCATCGATGATTTGTGCGCAGCTCGGGCAGAGGCCGATCGGGTGAACTCGATCCATCGCAAATCCGTTTATGAAAAGATCGACGCGGTGAAAACCGAGCTCTCCGAAAAAATTGAGGACATGCCCAACCAGATCGTGACGCAGTTGTTGAACACGAAACGGCTGTGGAGGGACGCGAACGACTAAGCGACCACTGACCACCGACCACTGACAACCAAGATGGAACTGAATTCGCAACAGATTGAACAGGTGAGGTTGAGCCTCCTGCGCTATGGAATGGCGCCGGGCGGCGTCTCGGTCGGCCTGGCGGCTTCATATTTGCGCAGCGAGGGGTTTTCGAAAATCAGCGTCGACCAGGTTGAGGCCGAGATCGATTACCTGTGCGATTCGCAAAAAGGTTTTCTCGCGCCAAACTTCAACCCGATTTCGCCGGGCAACCGGAGATATTCAATCACTGCGAAGGGCCGCGACTTTTTAGCGGAGCACTGAGTGCGAGCCGCACGGGCCATTATTAAATGAGCAATGAGAAAGAACAGATCAGACTCTGTGCTACTGAACCTCCCCGAGGAGGCGCAGGCGAAACTCGCGCATTGGCTCTTGAACGGGATGCCATACCACGAGGCAAACGTCCTAGTCGCAAAAGAGTTTGGCGTGGTGCTCAAATCTTTAGGGCCGTTCTCTGGATTTTGGCGGGAGGTTTGTCAGCCGCTTATGCTCAAACGCCGCAACCGAGCGCTGAGCTCGGCCGAGGATCGCGCGGTGGAATCATCAGCTCGGCCTGGCCAATTCGATGCAGCGACTTTGGATGCCTTGAAGCAGAAGGCATACGAACTGGCGGAGCGGCCGGATGTGAATCCCCGCGACGTGAAGGCTGTGCTGATGCTGGTGCTCAAGGCACGCGACCAGGAGCTGGAGGAAAAGAAGCTGGCGTTCGACCGGCAGAAGTTCGAGTTCGATGCGGCCAAGGCATGCCTGGCGAAACTGCCAGAGTTGAAGGTTATCTCCAGCGACAAGGGGATGAGCGATGGACAGAAGATCGAGCAAGTGAGGTTGAAACTGTTTGGGGTCGCTGCGGAATGAGTGCGAGCCGCTCCAGCCTAATGGGAACAGATGCTCCACCGCTGATTGGGTTTCGCTCTTATCAGGCCCGAGTGTTCAAGGATCGGAGCACGGGTGTTTTGATTCTTCATTGGTCGCGGCAGATTGGGAAATCCTACACGCTGGCGGCCTGGGCGGTTGATCGGATTCTTTCGAAGCTTCCCAAACACGGCTCATGGCTGGTGACTGTGCTCTCCAACTCGCGCGATAACGGCGGAGAGTTTGCCATCAAGGCGCAGGAGGTTTGCAACAAGCTGGGCATCGCCATGGAGGCGGTCGACGAATCTCCCGACCTCGAATACGAGAATATGCGCTTCGAGGTGCGCATCAAAATGACCGTGAACGGTCAGACGCGGATCGGGCGCATCAAGGTGCTGGCAGCGAATCCCAGGACAGCACGCGGGTTCAGCGGCGACCTCATCCTGGATGAGTTTGCTTTCCACGAGGACAGCGCGGCCATCTGGGAAGCGGCCGAACCGATTCTTTCGAGCAACGCGGAGTTCCTTTGCCGGATTGCGAGCACCGGCAATGGGAAGTTCAACATGTTTTACCGCATGTCTGCCGGAGACGGGCCAAGTGATGGTACGCCATTCCTCTCCCGTGCCGGATTCGCGGTCAGCCGGGTGACCAGGACGGAGGCCCACCGAATGGGCGTGAAAGTATACGATCCGAACACCCGGCAACCGATCACACCCGAGGAAGCCCGCAAGAAGGCGCTCGATAAAGCTGCCTACGACCAGAACTACGAATGCCAGTTCCGCGATGAGAATATGGCCTTGCTCACGCATAACCTGATATCGGCGGCGGAGCGATCGCTCATCACAATCGATGAACAGGAATGGAGCCAGGCATCGCTCTCCAGGATGTATCGGGCGCATGGGTCTTTGTTCGTTGGCAATGATATCGGCCGCACGCGGGACTTGTCCTCTGTGCCAGTGCTAGAGGTCGAGGGGCGCAGCAAGCGAGTGATTGCCTGGCTGAAGATGAGCGCCATGCGATTGCCGGCACAGCGGCGCCAATTGGAGATCGTCTGCAAGATGCCGCGCTTTCGAAAGTACTGCGGCGATATGACCGGCCTGGGCACCGGGCTGGTTGAGGAGCTCCAGGAGAAATTTGGCACCTGGCGGATTGAAGGAGTGAACTTTGCCAGCACGGAGCGGGTGTCCGCACGCATCATGGCCGAGGGGCGGAAGGCCGAGACAGCCAGGGTGACGGAAATCATGGCCACGAATCTCCTGGGTGAGTTCGAGGACCGGACGATCGAGATCCCGAACGACCCGGAACTTCGCGATGACCTGCGAAAGCCTGAAAAGGTGGTTTCGCCTGGCGGCCGGGTGAGCATCGCGGCCACCAGGGATGAGGCTGGCCACGCCGACCATTTCTGGGGGTTAGCCCTCGCGGTGCGGGCGTCCGGGCACTCGAGCGGGCCATTTGTGTTCAAGGCGATTGATTTGCCTGGGCGAAACCTGGCTGGATTGCGGAGCCGCAGGATGGGAGGGGCAATTGGCTAGAATGCCCTATAACGCGTTTTGGGGGTATCTATCCACCCGCATTGAAAGTTCACCGCTATTCACCGGCCAAGCGGTGAAATTCACCGGCATTGGAAAGGAGTGCCGATGAAAAATCCGGGTCGAAAATCCCGAGCCACAGGGGCTCTCCGGAAAGGCTCTCCCGGACGGGCCGCAAAATTTGCCAATTCCGACCTAGCTGTGGGGGGGGTACAACCCTATGGCGGGACAGAGTCTGGCCCGGATTACTTCAGGAAGCCTCCCCAGGCGGGGGCCAATTTTCCCAATCAGCCGGCTCCATCGATAACGCCCGAGCGAGTTACGCAATCGGTTCGGATGCGCTGGAACCCAATTCGGGGGCTAACGCCGGAACGGTTAATCTCCTACCTGGACTCGTGGCGAATCGGATTCTTCCGCAACGCCGGCATGATGTGGGATGCCATGGAGCGGCGGGACTACCAGCTGCAGATCGTGGCGCCCAAGCGCAAGAAGGCGGTCGCACGCCGCGGGTATGACGTGGTGTCGGTCGATAAGCTGGATGATTCACAAAAGGATCTGGCCGAGCAACAGGTCGAGTTCCTGAAATATTTCTACGACCACATCTCAGTGACCTCCGCCATGGAGCCAGATGAGCAGGGCGGAATGTCCCTCCTGGCCAGGCAAATGATGGATGCGGTCGGCAAGCGCTACGCCGTCCACGAAATCGTCTGGGAGCCGCAGGCAGACGGAAATTTGTCAGCGCGATTTATCTTCTGCCCCATCTGGTGGTTTGAAGGCACCAGGGGAAAGCTGCGCTTCCTGGATTCTGAGTTTCAGGTTTACGGTCGCGACATGGAGGACGGCGGGTGGCTTGTGACCGTTCACGACGGCGTGATGGAGTCATGCTCGGTTGTTTACCTGTTCAAGTCGCTGCCGATTAAAAGCTGGCTGAACTACCTGGACAAATTCGGCATGCCAGGCATCCACGGCAAGACAGACGCGCAACAAGGCACCAAGGAGTGGGATGATTTTGTCACCGCGGTGAGCCAGTTCGCCGAAGAGTTTTCCGCAGTCACCAATCGCGAGTGCGAACTGAACCTCATCGAGGCCAAGGGTCAAACGAACGGCGACGCGTTCAATACCCTGGTTGAGAAAATGGATCGCGCCCTAACGCAGATCTGGCGCGGTGGTGACCTCGGCACAACGTCGAGCAAGGATGGGACTGGAGCGAGCCTGCAGAAGAACGAGAGCGACATCCTCGAGGCTGACGACGCAATCATCCTGGAAGAGACGCTGGCGCTGAAAGTTTCGCGCAATGCTATCGCCTGGAAGTTCGGGCCGGATGCGCCGGTCCTGGCGATGCTGAAATTCCGCGAGGCCGAGGATCCAACAGCCGAATCGTTCCAGCGGGATGTGTTCAAAGGCTTCCTGGCCGATGGCACCGTGAGTGATGTGCTGGCGAACCAGACCGACCTTAAGGCGCTGGTTGCAGATGTCGGGCTGCCGGTGAACGAGGAATATGTCGACCCATATTTGCCGGTTCGCGATGGGAGCGGGCAATTGGTGAGCGGCGATCTCTTAAAGGACTCCACTGGACAAATCATCGGAGCCGAGCCTCAGGCTCCTGAGCCGGACCCGAATGCCGCGGAGGAGCCCGGCAAGCCGGGACTGCCCGGCCAACCCAAAACGACGAAACCGGCCGCGACCGCTTCCAACGAACGGGTCGGCGGCCCAAGTGCGCAACTCGAAGCGAATGGTGTCTCAGCACTCGCGAAGGCTCTGGCCTTAGATCTTGAGCCGCTGATGGTGAGGCTCGCAGCCATCATGAAGATTTCAGATCCCGAATTGATGGAGGTGAAGCTGCGCAAATTTCTGGCGGACCTCGACCAGGTCAAAACCGATCTGGCGCAGGACCCGGCCGTCGCCAACGAACTGAGGAAGCTTCTTTCGAGCGCAATGGTCACGGGGCTCACAAGCAACAAGAAGTGATTATGGACCTGCTCATCAACATAACCAACGAGCTCGCAGTGGACGATGCCGGCTGGGCGCAGATTGCGCCGATGGGAGATTTCCCAGGCATGGCGCTGAAGCCTGATGGCATGAAGGTCAAGGCGATCCAACGGATTGATTCGAAAGCGATCGCCAATATGGTCAACGATTTTGTCCGGCGCCCTGTTAAGAAGTTCCTGGCCGGTTGCCCGATCTTCGTTGGGCATCCCGATGTGCCGGGCCCCCTTGGTAAGAAATATACCGACAAGGGCGCCAAGGGGGTGTTCGTGGAATTGGCCGCACGCGACGATGGCTTTTATGGAAAGCCAATATTCACGAACGAAGGGCGGGATCTGATCGACACAAAAACTTTCCGCGCGTTGAGCGGCCGCTGGGAGGCGCAGCCCGATGGCGAGGATGAAAATGGAGTTCCGATTTACCGGCCCACGAGATTCATCTCGGCGGGGTTAACCAACACTCCGAATTTGCCCGTTCAATTATTGAACGAGGTAGATCCAGACAAAAACCAAAACGAAAACCACATGAAGAAAGAAACAGTCATAGCACTGCTCATGGGCCTCGGGGTCTCCGGGATCACCTTGGCCAATGATGCGACGGACGAACAAGTCACCGAGGCAATCAAATTGATTGGAGCCGAGGCGAAGAAAACCGTGACTCTGGCCAACGAGAAATCTGAGGCCGACAAGTCGGTGACCAAACTGAACGGAGAGATTGCGACGCTCAAGAGCGAGAACGCGACACTCAAAACCGACAAGACCACGCTGGCCAATGAGCGCGATACCGCTCGCACAGCGTTTGCCAATGAGCGCACGGCGCGGATCGATAAGGCTCTTGGCGCTGCCCTCGAAGGCGGACGCATTACTGCGGCGGAAAAGGCCACCTGGGAAACCAGGCTGAAGAACGAAGCGACGTTTGCCAATGAATTGGCAGAACTCGAAAAGCTCGGCGCCAAGCTCAAGACCACGTCGGTCACGATCAATCGTGGCGATCGCAAGGTCGAGATCTCGAACGCGGCTGACCGAAAGGAGATGGTCATCGAGCTGGTGAACGAACGCATGAAGACTGCAGGCGACAGTTATGATGCTGCGTTTGCATTCGTGCAGAAGACGCATCCCACTTTGTTCGCCGCAATGGAACAGGCCCCCGAGGTGCGGAAAGGCGGACCTAAAAAGTCCTGAGACCACGGACCACGGACAACTCAAATTTCAAAAACTGATTATGGAAAAAATTATTGCAGCGTTGGGACTCCAGGCCAAGGCCACGGAGGAAGATTGCGTCAAGGCAATCAATGACCTGAAACAAATCCGCTCGGCGGATTCGAAGCTCGAAAAGGCCATTCTCGAAAAGATGGCCGCTGGTCTCTCTCGCGAGATCGCAGTCCAGGTCATCAAAGACCAGGCGGCGGAAGATGCCCGCGTGGCCGCTGAAAAGAAAAAGTAAATCGAAACCCAAACCCAGAACGTTTTTAGAACAAAAAAAGATCATGAACTTAAGAAACAAATTCAGACTGTTGGTCGCAACGGTGAGCCTGTGGTTCATCTCGCTTGTCGATTGGATCAAGAACGCGGTCGGCGCAACACGTGAGACCGTCGAGTTCGCGAATATTGCCGAGGGGCAATCCGTGACCGGCATGAAGGCATACATTGCCGACGCCGCGATCGCGAACCGTTACTCGATCGTCATCTTCGGCTCCGACCAATACCACTGTGCGATCGGAGCGGCCAATACGGAGGCACCGCTTGGCGTGGCAACCGACTCAGTGGCGACGGCCGACCTTTCGGTTCCCATCAACGTGGCCGTATTCGGCGCATGCGTTGGGACACAGAAGGTTGTCCTGGGCGGGACCGTGGCTGCAGGAGATTACCTGCAATCGAACGGCGACGGCACAGCCATCAAACTCAAGACCACCACCGGCACGTGGTACAAAATCGGCCGGGCGCTGGCCGCCGGCGTCTCCGGGGACACAATCGAGTTCGCGCCCTGTTTGCCGGATTCTATCACCATCTAACCACTAACTAAAACCGATCGCAGATAATTTTGAAAAAGCTGATGAAAACAAAAACTGCCTCACAAGTTGCTCGAGCAATGGCTCGGCGCTCCTCTCCGGAGATCTTCATTCCCCGGAAGGAAATCACACACTTCAACAATGAGGACCTGCGGATGCGGGTCGACACTGGCGGCGGTTACCAGCACGGCCAGGTGTTGTTCGCGAACGATTCGCGCTTCATTGAAACCTACTTCAGCGAACCGCTGACCACTTATGCGGTTGGCTGGCGGGATCCGAACGACCTGGAGGGCGCGCTTGAATTCATCGCGCCCCAAGTGCCAGTCGGACGCCGGTTCGAATGGAAGGCCGCGACCAATGCCGAGGAGTTCCTGTCTGAAACGAGCGACGACCAGCGCGCAATCGGTTCGGACTTCAAGCGGGTGGAATACACCAACACCGATGTGACGGACCGGACCTTAAACAAGGGTCTGACCTACATCATGGATATGGACAACGCCATCACGCCGAACTGGCAGAACAATATTGTGGCCAAACTTCTTCGGCGGTTGTGGCGCAATGAATATCGCCGCGGCATCACGGCGCTCTCGAACGCGGCCACCAACTCGGCCAAAACATGGGACACCACGGCGGGCAAAGACCCCGACCAGGACGTGCTGACCGATTTGCTATCGGCAGCCGATTCGATGGGCATCCGGCCGAACCGCGTGCTCTATGGCGACACAGCCTGGAACAAACGCCGGCTATCCTATGCTGCGCAAACCGGAGGCACGGGATTTGGCCTGCTGTTCAATTACCAGGTCAGCGACATGGCCGCTGGATTGATGGTCGACGAGGTACGAGTGGACCGTGCACGGTACCAGAACGCCGCGACCACCAAGACCGGGATCGTGTCGAATCTGGTCTTCGCCTGGTTCGCCGAGGCGGGCGTCGACACCGAGGATCCGTCCCACCTGAAACGGTTCGTGTCGAACTTCGACGCGGAGCAAGGCGGTGGACGCGTCCGGGTGTTCGTCCAGCAGATCAGCTCCAAGCTGGTCGCAATCACGGTCGAGCATTACAGCAAGATCGTGGTGACCTTCTCGACGGGCATTCGAAAGTGGACCATCAGCTAAGCGGCCACTGACCACTTTGGCCTGCGCAGAGGCCAACATAGGGGCGGTCGCGAGTTTCCGGGGAGTTACTCGCGATCGCCGACTCCGAGCAGGAGTGGCCAATATAAAAAAGCAAGATGCCCTGGAACGCGATAACGACTGCTGATGTGCTCTCAGAGTTTAACGGCTCTGAGCGCAGCCTCCTGGAATCTGTCCAGGCGGACACTACCGACCTGCAGGCGATTCTAGATCGCACGATCGGAGCGGCGCGTGGCGCCGTCCTGGCCGGCAGCGGAAAGGTGGGCGCAACTGGCACGATAGCAGACCAGCTGGCGCCGATGGTGGTAGCGATCGCCCGGTGGCGATGGTTGGTGAGCATTCCGAAGTCGGAACAGATGCAATCGGCCGAGCGCAAGAAATTGCACGATGATGCCGAGCAGTATCTCAAGGACGTGGCCAAGGGCGACATCAAGGTGGAATTCCCCGACGTGGCGCTCGTGGTGAGCACGCCGGAAAATGCCGTCCAGGTGGCCAGCGTGAACCCGAGGTTGAGCACGCGGGATAAGCTTTCCGGAATTTAAAATGATTTTGGATTTGTTCATCGCGGTCGCAGCGTTTGTCCTGGGCATTTATTGCGGCTGGGTGATCAGGGACTGGGACGATTGGGATTCAGATCCATGATCATCGACGAGCCAATGAATTTTGCCGCAGCGATCGGGTCGCTTGGAAAGCGCGAGACGCTGCCCACGAATTTGGGAAGCGGAGAGCTGAGGCTCATCGATTCGTCGATTCGCAGGCAGTCGCTTTTTTCCGCCAGGACTATGATGTCCGATTACCTCGAGGACATTCGCGGGGCGGTGCAATCGATTCTTGAGCCAGCCCAGGGCGTGAGCAAGGACCGCGTGACGAGTGCGAATCCCGAGGGGCGAGTGACCGTGGGCCTCGACCCGGCCGGCGCTCGAGTGAAGCTGAAGGAAGCGCTGGGCAAATATGGCTATGAACCGGAGCCGAGCGAGGCCGGCACGCTGAAAGATCTTTCGAGCGACGCGAGGCTCAACCTGGTGGTGAAGACAAACGTCGAGCTCGCCCAGGGCGCGGGCCATCAGGTGCAAGCCAATGACCCTGATGTGCTGGATGCTTTTCCCGCGCAGGAGCTGGTGAGGTTTGAATCCCACGCGAAGCAGCGAGACTGGCATGACCGGTGGCGACAGGCGGCGGAGGATTCCGGTGATGACGATGCCGCGCGAGTCCTGGATGAAAGCGGCCGCATGATTGCGCGGAAGGATTCGCCGATATGGGATTCGCTCGGGAGCAGCGATCTGTTCCCGGATGCGCTCGATAATAATTTTCCGCCGTTCGCGTTCAACTCCGGGATGTGGGTCCAGGATGTGAGTTTCGCAGTGGCAGAGAAGCTTGGCCTGGTGACGTTGGATAATGTGCCAGAGCCGGCTGAGTTGGATTTGGCAAATCTGTTTGCAACAGAAAGTGAGTAATTAAATGAGCAAAAATGACAGCATGAAAAGTGGGACGGTCAAAAGTTGGAAAGAAGACCGAGGGTTCGGGTTCATCCAGACCGCCAGCGGCACGATCTTTTTTCACATCAGCGCGCTCGTGTCGAAGTCACTCGGCGTGAAGGAAGGCGACGAAGTGGAGTTTCGAACAATGGAAGGGGAACGAGGCCTGCGCGCAGTGGACGTGCGATTACTCAGGCGAGCGGAGCCACAAAGGAAGTGTCCGGAACGATATGCGCAGCGGTGCGACTGATCATGAGGACGTTCACCTATGCCCAAAGCTGGAAAAGAGGGACCGCCAAATTCCAAATCATCGGCGAGGTCACCGCTGAGAATGAAGAAGAGGCAAAAGCGATGATCAGGGCCCAAATAAATCCGAAGGCAAAGGTCAGCTTCAAGAACGTAAAACGAATCCGATTTTGATGAGCGTCAGCGTTGACATTCGAGATCGAGCGACGGGAGGCATCAAAGGCCTAATTGCCGGGGCGTCCGCTGGGAACGTGAACCCAGCGATCGGCGCGGCGATCACGAAACTATTTCAGGACCATTACCTCGCGCAACCAAGCAACAAGCAGCAATGGCCGACTACGAATTTTTGGGCACGTGCGGCCAGGGCAACGCATTGGACGCTCCTGGCTGATGGCGTAGTCATCTCAACGAGCCAGCAGGGAATCCTGCAGCGTTACTACGGCGGCGAGATAAAACCGGTGAACGCAAAGCACCTGGCAATCCCAGCCAGGGCTGAAGCTTATGGAAAATCGCCGAAGGAATTTGACGACCTGAGTGTGGCGTTCACGAATAAAGGCGGGAAGCCGACGCCATTTGCCCTGGTGCAGAATGTTCAAACCCCGACAAGGATCGGGCCCAAGCGCAAGGACGGCACGCGCGAGGTGACGCACGGCGAGACGATCGGCGGAGCGGTTTACTTTTGGCTCGTTGATTCCGTAACTCAAAAGGGCGACCCGGACATTATCCCTAGCGAGCAGGAAATGGGCGATGCGGCCGAGGAACAGGTGAGCGCGGCCATCGACCGAGCGCTAAGGAGGACAGGAGTCTAATGGCGTCGTTGCTTGTTCAACTTGAAGCAGAGATAGCGGCGATGCTGCAGGCGGATCCTTATTTCTCTGACATCGACGTCCACGTCGACCCGCAAAAGAACATCGTCGCCGAGGTCCAGAATAAAATTTCGCAGCTTCGGTTCCTGGTCGCGCCGCTGGTCTCTTCTGCCGGCGTAAGTAATCCGGATGAGCCGGGGCCGGTTTTTGAGCCGGTAAACATCATCGTGGCTGTGTTTGGGAATCCAACTTACAAGCTGACAGCGCAATGGCAGAGCTCTCCTAAAAATGAACGCGAGATCGCCGAGAAGGTGCATTCAGTTCTGCACCTGGCCAAACCTTCCAGCATGCCGACACCGCTTTATTCGGCGAAAAATGCCATCGAGCAAATCGCCGATAAGACGCTGAACATTTACAACTGCAATTTCGCAAGCGAGGGGCAGCTCATCTATCAACTTCCGCAAGCTGCCGTCGTCACCAAGACCTTGAATGCCGGGCATTACTCGTTTGCATGCGCGACGGCCGGGGCAGCCGTTTTCTACACGGCGGATGGTACCTGGCCGAGTCCGCGCAATGGGAGCCTCTATACGGCACCGGTCATTTTTGATGCAGGCACAACTGTGAAGGCGCGGGCGTGGATCTGGGGATACCTGCCGAGCGATGTCCTCACATTCACTGCGTAACCGAAATGAAGCACCTGAACGGACCAACACAATTATGAGCACACCTGTTTTACCAACAATCATTCGCGGGCCCGCGATCATCACGTTCAACAGCATGTCCTATTACTTCAAAGAGGGCGTAAGCGTTAAGCCGGTCAAGAAGACCACGGAAATACTGACGGACTTTTTTGGGCGCATCGATTCGCGCCTCGAGTCCATCATGGTCGAGATCGAAGGGACGCCGGCCGGCGAGCTACGATCGGCAGCGAAGTTTTATCCATACGGGCCCAGCAATATCTCGGCGGCGTCCGCTGTCGGAAGTTCCATCTTCACGGCGAGCGACCTTCCACTGGTTCTGGCGACAAAGGCGGGTTTGACCACGACATTCTCTCGAGGTGGGATTGCGAAATCTCCAACGCTGTTCCTGAGCCCGCGCAAGACGGCTTACGGCTCGATGGTGTTCCGAGCGATCGGCAAACGCTCCACTCAACAGACCACATCCACCTGGCTGAAGGCAATCGCCTCGGCTTCATTCACCGATACGACCTTCGATGATTCGAAGGTCAAGACCGACATTTACAGTGCGGCCCTGGGATCGCGCAGCTCTCCTTACAATGCCATGGGAGCGCGGACCGGGTTCGAGCTCGAGCCGGTCTATGAACTGGATGATGCCGAGGATGATGGCGTGGGCATCGCCGACACGTTCATCACGAGCGTGGCGTGGAAGCTGAGGTTCGCGCCGAACAATCTCACCGAGGCGCAGCTCGACACGCTGGCCAATTGGCAGGATACGGACGCAATCATCCCTGGGCAATCGCTATCGCGCGGGCCCAGCGGCGCGAAGGAGAGCCTGGTCATCACCGCGGATGCCTTGAGCGCGACGCTCAACGCGGTGGGCATACAGCAGGTCGAGAACGGATTTGGCGTGAAGGTCGACCGCAATGGAATGGTGGAATGGGTGACCAGGCAGACATTCACCACGGGAGCACCGGACCCGCTCATCACATTGGTCTTTAACTAAAACGAATCCAACAAAAACAGAATATGCGAGAACCACATAACACGATGGTCGGAGCGCTCGAGCAGATTAAGAGCGCAATCGAAGGCAACAAGGAAATCAATTCGCTCGAGCGGACTGCGGCGATTTTGCTCACGCCGGTCATAAACCATTTGAAGCTGGCGGCAGAAAAGCGTGATGTCAGCGAAAAGAAGGATGCTGAGCTGAAAGCGCTCGGGGCGAATCCTCCTGCTGACCTGGCATCGAAGCAAACGCCCGAAGCTCAAGCAGCCGGATAGGTCCGAGCCGGACTGGCAAATGGGACTGCGCGTTAAAATAACGTCCGGTGACACTCCGGCGAAGATCGCGACGCTTTGCGATTCGCCGGACCCGCTGCCATCATCCAATCTGACTATCAACAATCGGCGGGTGCTCCAGATACAGGACTTTTTCCGGGCACGATATGTGAAAATCTTTTCGCGAGGCAACAAGGTGAACCGGGTTTCCTTCGATGTGGTGCGCGACAAGGATTTTAACGGTAAAGGGTTCAGCGGGTTACTCACCGCGGTGGCGTTCGCTTTCGATATGGGCGAGGCGGTACCGGAAATAGGCCTGGTGGAGTTTTTCATCAGAGACGGGAATGCCACGCTCACCAGGTGGATGGACGGGGGAGCCATCGAGAGCGTGGAAACCTTCAAGATTAAGGGGCCAACGCTCTGGCAGCGGTTCACGGTCATAGGCGGTCAATTCCTGACCAAGAATCCAAATACGTAGCATGAGTCAGTTCACCAAAACAATTATCCGGGTGGCCATCGATGTGACGAGCCGCGAGCCTTTCGCGGATGTGTTCACGGGGAAGAACCCGGAGTTTTGGAACGGGACAGACGTCGAGTTTCAATTTGCATTTTTCAAGGGGTCTGGCGGCGGCACGCCAGGGACAGATTCGGATCTCCTGGATGTTTCGGATTTTGAATCTGTGACCGTGACCGGCATGCCGATCGGGCGTTCCGGCTCGGCATACTTCGAGCGCACTGCCAGTGCGAGCGCGATCAATACGGCGCTCACGCTCGAGGATTGGCAGAACGGAGTCGACCAGCACCTGGTGATGAGATTTTCGGCGGCGGAAATGACGCTGCCTATGAACGGCGGTCTGACGGCCGACTTCTGGCTGGTGATCCATGGCACTACCAACACGGTGCCGGTTTCCACGGATGTCTTTGGCGCGAGTGTGTTGCGGGCGGTAGAGTCGGGCGTCGAGCTGGCGACCGGCCCTCTCCAGGGCGGCAACCTAATACCAGGCGGCGCGACCTATGATGGGAGCGGCCACTACGTGCTCGCCGTCACGCTGAACAAGAACTACGCCTGGACGAAGGGAGCGAACGATACAAGCGTCACCAATGGGGCCCAGACTGTCACGGTGACTGACACGGTTTTTGTTACCCAGGGGAGTTCAATCACTTTGAACGGAACAGCCGGGCAGGCTGTGACGGCCGTCATTCGCACAGGAGTCTTTCTCACGGCCGACCAAAGCGATGCGCGATACATGCTGAAGGCGGGCGATACGCGCATCACAAGCCTGGATGATGGCAACACTTACAAAGTCGACGTGCGCGTGGTGGATGGAGTGCCGGTGCTTTCGCTAACAGCGATCGCTGGAGGCGGAAATGTGGTGACAATTGTCGGAGTTGATGATGGACACACCTACTCGTTGGAGGTGAAGACCGTGGACGGTCAACCAACGCTACAAATTATCCCTTAACAAAAATTGAGAATGAAGAACTGGATTATTTTGCTAGCGATTGGGGTTGCGGCGGCCGTCGAGGCTCAGAACGTGACTATCATGACGGATACGAATGGCGTGCTGAAAGCGCCGCTGAAATTGTGGTCGGCAAATTCGAACGCGATCAATGGTGTGATCGGCAGCATAACGAACCCGACGATACGCGGGATTACGGCCGGTGAGCATTTCTCCGGTACCAACATCGTCCTTGGGAGCGCAGAGATCCGAGGGTTCAATTCGGAACTAACATTATTCCTCGAGGACGGGCAACTCTCGCTCTCGCATGACCCATCGAACCATGCTGCCTTTCTGGGAATCTTCAATGGTGAGGGTTCTGGAGTAACGAATCTGAACGGCACAAACATCCAGGCGGCTACGATCGAGCCGGCGAGGATCGTGCCTGGATCGTTGCGATCCAACCAGGTGAGCAATGCCGGCATCACGGGGACCAACATTGCGCCATTGACTATCACGAGCAATCTTCTTGATGCGAGCACCTGGCAGCTGGCAACAAACATCGCCACCAATGCGATCGTGGCCAACGCGATCGAGAGGAATTCGCTGAATCCAAATCAGTTCAACACGCTGAATGGCAAGACCAACATCATCAATGGTGTGCCTCTGACTAATGCCGCGATGTTTGGAAGCACGCTGTTTCCATCGCCATCAGCCATTTATGGCGCGAGTGGAAACACGATCGGGATACAGACTAACTTTGGTCCGGCGTTCGACGATTATCTTTCGACCTGGCGTTTTTTGGGAGACGCGAACGGCATCTCATTTCTCACGCCATCCGCAAGTTCTACGATCCTCAGCTGGGGCCGAAATCCTTATGACCTGGCTGCCGAGAACGTGCCGCGCACTTTCATGGCCAACGCCATATTTGCTGCGAACACCAACAAGGCCGAGGCAGTGGGAGCGTCAATCACTTCGCACTCGCCACTGGTGGGCGGCAACATTTCCGGAACCTCTGGCGGGCCGCCACATGGCCAGGAGATTTGGAACAAGCTTCCAGTACCAGCGATCATCCTTACGCTGGCGACTTTCACTCCTCCCTATACGCAGAACTGCAACCAGGCTTATGTCACCAACCTGGTGCGGACTTTTCGCGATGGTGGCTTTATCTCTGCCTGGACCAACGCGGGGATCCCGGCCTGGGTGGATATTGAGACCTGGCAGGGCGCAGCGCGCGACGGCAGCGGCAACATGACAGTAAACAACCAGTTCCCGAATGGCATGCCGTGGATCGTCAATTATTGTCATACGAACGGAATCGGAGCCGAGTTGCATCAGGATTACAGTACGATCGTTGGCGCCGCAGGTGGGCCTTTCCCTCACGACTACATCATCATGAGCCCGGAGTACGTGCAGAAGGATATGCACTGGTTTTATCTGGATGCTGGATGGACCAATAAGTTCGGGCCTGACGCTTTGAGGGTCGGCGACGGCATTCTTTTCAATGACCAGGGTTATGTAGGATTTGAGCACCAGATGATGAGGCAAGTCGCGGATGCGGTGCTTTATCCTCTGGGCAGGCGGCTCGACGTGGAGGGGCTGACCAATCAAATCTGCATGGACATGGCCTATCCAACGGGATTTGGAGACACGGTGTGCCCCAGCGATGCCTGGGAGCTGAACAATGCCTGGGATGACCAGGGGCGGCGAAGTGGGCCGCATCCTGGGACGGATATCGACCGGCCTGCATTTCAGGGGCGGTTGACGTGGACCAACTTCGCAGCGCTCTCGGGCAAGGGACACTATTTCTCTGAGGTGCTGCCTGATGATTCTTCGATGCTCGACGTCGAGGACCTTCGGGCCTGGCTGGCGATGGGACTCATATTCCCTGGGCAACCGTGCTTTTTCAAAAACACGATCGACACGACTTACGCATCGTCATGGACCAATCACAATTATCTCGTTCTCTACGCCGAGGCAGGACAGAACCCCGGCTTTCCGGTCTACGATAATGGATCCGGGAGCGATTCGATTTGGGCACGGCCGCTAGCAAGCAAAGGTTGGCTAATTACGTTCTTCAATGAGAAATCGACCAGCCAAGCGATGACTTTGAACTGGAGCAAGCTGAGCTCGCCGCCAGGATTCATCCCTGTTGGAACGACCGTCTATCCGATCGTGCAAGACACCAACCAGTGGTACAGCGTGCTGGACATTTGGCCGACCAACCAGCTGGCCAACGCTCAGGGTTCGCTGACTTTGACGTTGAGCGCGCACACGCATCGATGCTTGTGGCTCGAGCCGGTCAACACCGTGGGGCAGCTCACCTCTGTTGCGAAGAATGGAGATGACCTGGCATTCAATGGGACGGCTTTCACCAACGTGCCAAGTTATCGCGCTCTGACAACGAGTCTCGTTCAAACGAACTTTCAGAATTCATATTTTGAAAAGGACTCTTTCATGCATCTCCCGGATCAGAACGGTAATCCAGGTGAGTTGAGATGGTACCGCGCCGCCTATGGAGCGGGCAGCATCCAGAATGCGCCAAATACAACGGGAGGTGCAAACTATCCGCGAATGGGCCTCTGCCGGATAGGCTCAACGGATGCGACTGCAAACTCAGGCGGCCAGCTGAACATGGCCTATGTCAATGCCACAGACGACCAGCCATGGGAGCGGCCGGATTTGTGGACCAACTGGGCGAATCATTGGGCGTTCAAATTGACGACGACAAACTCCTGCGGATTTTACATGGGCCTCCACGGGGGCGCCTCGTGGGGAAACATCAATGGCGACCCGAGCGAAGGCATTTATCTGCGGTGGAATTCGTCGGTTGAGGCGCAATTG